GAAGTAGAATTCAACCGCCACATGTACATAAAACATGATGAAGGCATACCGACCTTTATGTGCCCACATAAAGAGTGTGATTATCCTGGCACGTGGGTTCCAATAGATTATAAAGAACACATGTACCAACATCATGGCAAGGGAGATCCAAGTCATAAATGCGAAGATTGTGATTATGGTACTTTTCATGGAAGGGCATTCAACCTGCATCTTAGGAATAAACACAAAATTGGATTAGATAAAGGTAAATATAAATGTAAAAAGTGTTCTTTTAAAGTAGATTATGAAGATATATTAAAAAGACATAACTTCTCTTATCACGGTGTTCCGGGAAAATTTAAATGCCATGAAACAAATGTGGATGGAATTGAGTGTACATACTCAGCGCAATTTAAATTTAATTTGGATGAACACCAGTTACAAAAACATAAAATTAGTGAAGGAGAGTATAAATGTAAAGAAAAAGGATGTGATTTTGAAACAAATCTTAAAAAATGGTATGATGAACATTCTTGGTCTGAACATAAAATTGCTGATAAAATATATAAATGTAATGTTAAAAATTGTAAAGGATATGAAACAGGTATTGAATCTTTGTTTATACAACATCAAATAGCACATGGGATTATAAAAGGCGAACATGAATGTTCAGTGTGTGAAAGATCTTTTGTTAAGCTATCACAACTAACAGAACATCTTTTAAAGCACAGGATAGGATTAGATAAAGCCCGTTATAAGTGCGAACATTGTGAGAATAATCCATATGCTACAAATAATAGAAGTCATTATAAAAAACACATATTACATGCACATGATATTGGTGATAATCGTTGTGATATATGTTGGGACGATCACTACAGTTCAATCGAATACAATGATGCCGAAGGCACACATAATATATGCAAAAAATGTTACAAGAGAGTGACCGGTAAAGCTTCTAGAGCAGAAACAATTATGTCTGATTTTTTAGATAAACATTTTGGCATTGAATATTTAGCTGGAAGTGATAAGTCAATAAGAAGTATTGGAGGATGTCAGTTATATCGTCCGGATAAAATCTACATTGGACCGAAGTTAGTTATAATAGTTGAGTGTGATGAACATCAACACAAATACAATAATGGTAGTTACCAATGTGATGAGAGAAGAATATCTGAAATTTATGATGAGGAAGGGATATTAGGAATAAATATGGCGGTCATAAGATGGAATCCAGATACATATAAACCGATTGATGGTGGAGATAAAGTTAAGATAAAAGAAAGATTGGAGATGTTACTAGATCAGATGAATTACTTGATACGTAACCCTCCAGTTGAGAAGATTCGTAACTATTACATGTTTTATGATATCGATAATCATAGAATTTCTAAAAAAATACAATACACACATATCCAATAACTTTGTGCGTTTAAATGAGATAGTATCATGATAAGGCGATGTACATATACATGGAGAGTAAGGAGATAATAACATAAGGGAATGAAGGAGATATTTAATTATTAAAAAGTTTAATGATTAAAATTTATATTAAAGTTCTAAAATTGTTATGTTGATATACTGTACAGTAGTGTGTTTATGTATTTATATTTTTGATAAAGGGTTGATTATAATATTTCTAATGAATTTGGAATACATTTGTGTTTGTGTTTGATTGATTAAGATCTGCTGAATTTTTTTTCTCTGTTAACAATATAACTCAAATGGCCGGTGGTGGATTAATGCAGCTCGTTGCTTATGGTGCGCAAGACGTTTACCTTACTGGTAACCCGCAAATTACGTTCTACAAAGTAGTATACCGTCGTCATACTAACTTCGCGATGGAGTCCATTGAGCAGACCTTTAACGGTCTTGCCGACTTCGGTCGTAAGGTGACTGCGACGATCAGCCGTAATGGTGATCTCATTCATCGCATGTACCTTCAGGTGACTCTTCCTCCGGTTGAGTGCCCTGATTGCTCTGCTTGCTTCCGCTGGGTCAACTATGTTGGTCATCAGCTCATCCGCTCCGTCGAGATTGAGATCGGTGGACAGCGCATTGATAAGCAGTACGGTGACTGGCTCAACATCTGGAATGAGCTCACCGTCCAGCCTGGACACCAGGTTGGTTACGACAACATGGTCGGTAACACCATTGCCCTCACCGGCACTGGTCTTAACCGCACTGAAGCCACCACGCTTTACGTGCCCTTCCAATTCTGGTTCAACTATAAGGACCTGAAAAGTAGCACCCCCAAAATGACAATGGATAATTTTGGGAAAAATGGTTTAGTACTCCATGCTTAAGGCGATCTGCCTTGAGCGCCTTAATACGGTACAGCTGCTAGTAAAAACAATATTAATAAAATTTATTAAATGTTTTTGCAACACTTCCAAATTGCTGGAACTTCCTAAAGCCTAAAGATTTATATATATAAATCGTGCGTACCAAGCGTCGTAGAAATACAGACGTGGTCAAGAATTTAACTTGAGTATGGTGAAAATCGCATAGGATGAACAATGGATAATCAGCAGCAAAGACTCTAAGTCCGTTAGTGAAAATTATAAACTATAATTTTCCACGCTAGGATATGAGTAATGTTCAACGACTAAACGCTAGTGGGGTTGAGGAGATTAGCACTCTCCGTTGAAACCTTAAGATATAGTCTAGTCCCTCCACCTTATAAATAAAATTTAAATGTTACGTTAAATTTTGAGAGCTAGCTCCGGAAAATACAACGAAAGTTGGGGTATTTTTTCGCAATCGCAATCCGGGACTTGCTCTTCCTCTCATTGCACTCCAGTACCACGAGGTCCGCGTGTGCCTTGAGTTCCGTAACAAGAACGAGATGTTCGTGTCTACTTCTGCTCCTGGTTATGACGGTCTTGACAGCTGTGCGTCAACTGCTCTTTGCGTGCCTTTTCTTGAGTTCGCCACGCTCTTCGTTGACTACATCTACCTTGATACCGACGAGCGCCGCCGCTTTGCTCAGGTCTCCCACGAGTACCTGATTGAGCAGCTCCAGTTCACTGGTGACGAGTCTACGGTGAACACCAACGTGAAGATCAAGCTCAATTTCAACCACCCGGTTAAGGAGCTTATCTGGGTTGTGCAGCGTGACGACGTTGTTGAGTGCGGAGTCAACCAGTGGACTAACTACACTGATGACTTCGACAGTGACACTGGTGCTCTTGTCACTCCGTTCTCCCTTGCTGCCGTCAACACCAATGTTGAGTCTGGCTGGTCTGCTCGTTCCTTCCCGTATGTCCAGATTGACGGAAACTGTGCTACCTCCTCTGAGGTGTCCACCCTTCTCGGCAACGGCATCAACTTCGAGGATGGCTTCGGTCCGGGACCGGACGCTGTGTGCGATGCTCCCACCAACTTCGGTGCGGTGACTGATGGCGGCAACGGTGCTGACCACGCTGGTCTTGCTCCTCGCAACGCTGGTCGTAACCCGACTGTCCGCGCCAAGCTTCAGCTTAACGGACACGATCGCTTCCAGGAGCGCCTCGGTTCTTACTTCAACCTGGTGCAGCCCTTCCAGCACCACACCAACATTCCGGCTACCGGCATCAATGTGTACTCCTTCGCGCTTAAGCCCGAGGAACACCAGCCGTCCGGAACTTGCAACTTCTCGCGTATTGATAACGCCACTCTGCAATTGCAGCTTACTCCTAAAGCTGTGTGCGGTGGTGCTAAGATCCGTGTATACGCGACGAACTACAATGTTCTCCGAATCATGTCTGGCATTAACTGTAAGTTACATAAAATAACTTCCTCCTGTGCCAAACAGTCAGTCGCCCATATAGTTTCACAACTACTAGATGGGATAAACGATGTAAAGTGTGACATTCATAGAGATTTGAATGTATATAACTGGCTAGTAAGCAAGATTTCTTTTGAAACTGAGCTTGCAACAATTCTAAACTGCGGGAACCTCCTAAGAGCCTCAGCTACTACTTACTATTTGGAAACTTTTAGTAATACCCAGGGTAATGACCTAGGGCATAGTAATAAC